CTTGGCCTACTTTACATCCATACAATACAAATCCACCTGCTGAAAAATTTAATATTAAAATAAATACAATTATTAATAATGTTATTAAAAATTTACCTATATTTGATGGTAAATTTTCATCTGTAATTGTCTCTTCTTCCTTTTTTTCATCAATAGCTGAGGTATCACTCGTACTCGACATTTATACTTATATTAATAATATAAAATTATTTTATTTTTTTAATTATTATTCTTGATGATTTACTTTATAAGTTATTATCTAATATTATAAATTTAAAATATTAGATAATAATATATGAATATTTCAAAATCCCAATATAGTATTATTTTAATTGCTTTAATTAGCTTTTTACTTTTAATATATATTTTTAAATGGATTGATTATTTAGTTATAAATAATTATGTTAAATTATCTGAACAAGTTTTTGAAGGGTTTGACACAAATACTCAGGCTACTCGTGATACTGGTACTCCAGATACTACTCATAATGTTGATATGCCATTAACAACAACAACGAGTTGTAAAAATATGTGCGGACCTCCAAATCGTTGCTCTATTACTGGTCAGCAATGTATGTCCGATATAGATTGTCCCGGATGCGAACCACAAGTCCCACCTCTTTCTCCAAGTAATGGAGAAAATATTGTTGGTGATGATGATGCTGGAAAATTAACTGTTGGAGTTACACCTAATTATTCTCCTTTAACAACTGGATTTGGAACTCAAGCCAGAATTGTTACAGAAGATAAATTTAAAAAACCTGCTATGCCTGATTTTGGTGTAAATACGTGGTCCAGTAAATTTATTAAAGGACGCAAATTATTTGATGATCGATATAAACCAGCTGGATTAAAAAATATGCCTTCTTATTCTGATCGGTATTCACTTACAGGTGAGTTTATTGATGAAGGCCCACTTCCATCTAACTCTTATTTAACATAAATTAATATAATATTATTTATCAATTGTTACTTCTTTCGCTATTTTCTTTACTATTTTGTCCGCTTTTTCTGAATCATTATCGCCTGGTCCTCCCATAGCTTCTACTACAATATGATTATACTGATTGCTTTTTTTGGAATCACTATAAATACAGTCAGGATATTTTGCCTTCCATTCAGGAATCGCACAAATATTCTTATGGGAAATGTACTTGATTGCCTTTTTTATTTTCTTGTTATCTGTACCTTCTTTTTCCCAAACATTAGCATCTTTAACATATAGCGAATCCCTTTTTGGATCATTACAATGAACCGGCCTCATATTTTCATCTAAAGCATTTAAATGTTTAATTATAAGTTTAGACATTCCATTAACATAACCTAATTCACCAATGCTTTCAATATCAGATAACTGAATTTTAATTGAATCGACAAAATCCATAATATTCATCGCATCCTTACAAGTTTCATTTAAAAAGAAATTCAGATTAAATGATTTATTATTACTATTATTATTAATTGTATTATTTGTTGTACTACTATTTTTTGACAATTCTATTATTGTTTTATTTTGTTCAAGTAATAAATCTTTAAATTCTTGATTTTGTTTAATAATTTCTATTATCAATTCGGGTGCTATATTATTTTCATATTGTATTACATTTGTATCTTCTTTTTCTAATTTTTCTTCTTTTTCTTCTTTTTGAAGACATTTTTTCTTGTGTCTATAATAGCTCGAGTGATGTTGAAATTGCTTGCCACAAGCACATAAATTTTTTTGGAATATATTTGTAGCATTTTGTAGCATATTTGTAGCATTTTTGTGTTTTGATGTGTTTAAATGTTGTTGATAACTAGAATTTTTACAGCATCCATAATGACAAATTTCACAGTAAAATTTATGTGGAATATTTTGAATATTATTTTGTAGCATTTTATGTATATATTGGCTACAAAAAATATGCCTAAATACTTTTTTAAAATAAATTATAAAAAATTATGCTCTCAAAATAAAAAATTTATAAATTGTCGTGAGACGCTAATTTTAAATTATGCAGTAAAAACACATTTTTTCCAAAAGTCTTAATCCACTTTTCAAAAATGGACATTTTTTTTGTCCATTTTCACTTTTTTGATTGACTTTTTGAGACAAAAAAATCAATAAAATTCATAATTTAGAATATATATTTTTAAAGCTACTTAAAGAACTTTATATTATATTTTGCCAAAGTGGCTTAAAGAAACTATCTAAATTTTAAATACTATTATTTAAAATCTAGTTATTGCTTTCAAATTTTATTCCATTTTTTCCGCAAATTTTTTCATCTATTCTACAAGAAAGAGCATAGAAATTTACAGTTCCTAATGTATTAGGTAAAAAATATCCACTTTTTTTACATTTACCCAAATCATTGTATTCTTTATTATTTTCAATGTGTTTAATAAAATTCTTACAATCTATACATTTTGGAAATAAATCTTTTGAAGATGTAAATATTTTTCTTATTTGAATCATTATTTAAATAATTAAATAATTATTTTTAAGTTAATATTATTTATTATCTAAGTAGCATACATTAATCCAGCATTGCCGCCAATAAAAGTTACCACATTAATTCTTTCTTCAAAGAGTACTAAATTGTAATTGTAATCGTATATGCGCCAAGTTGGCTTGTTAATACCTACAATATCACCTGTATCAGGGTCACAAATAGTTAATACTTGTGCTAAAGGATCTAACTGTGGAATATAAGTCGTAAACTCAAGCTCTACTTGATTGAAACGATTCATATTTATCGCACCTGATGGTTGTAATTCATAATAGTCAGAATTTAAACAAAAATTATAACAATATAAACCATCTACAAGAGTATAACTTGAGGTTCTAAAATACTTTTCAACATATTCATAAACATAGGCCGGTTGGATATTCTCTCTATACTGGCCATCTAAAAGAATACCAAGCCCAATTAATATGTGTTTATTATTTTGCATACTATAATCTCCTGTAATAAATAATCCACTTAAAGTTCCCAAAGGATTTAATCCTGGACCAAGAGTAACCGGTAATGGTGGAACAGCAGGTTCAGTATCTGGATTTGGATATGAACCATCAGTAGGTGCTAATTGTAAATCATTTGGAATATAACCATAAGGCCAATTAGTATAATTTGACCATTGATTTCTTAAATTAGCATCACTTCTTTGTAAATACCACATCCAGCTGGAAACTAATCCTAATGAGTCTAATTGAATTTTATTAGCACCTGTCACATTGTAAAATATATTTTCGTGAACCTGTTTTATCAAATATTTTTGCTCATTTTTAGCAAATATTTTAACTTCATCATTTGAAAGAAAACAATACGTACAATTTAAATGTATATCAGCATTCCAGATTGTTCTTGTATCAACATATGATGTTGGACCTAAATCAATATCAGGTGGAGGTTGAAGAAATCTATAAAATTGTTGATAATATTGATTAAAATTTGGTGCGATATATGGAAAATTATTTGTATAATCAAGAACATCTCGTATTGTGAATAGTTCGAAAATTGGTCGAAATGTTATTGATATTTGTAATTCATTGTATTGTAATGCTACTAAAGGAAATGCTTGTTGACTTTTACCATTAAACCAAGCTCCTAAAGGAATATATAATGTATCTTCTCGAATAGAGGGTTCCGCGCCTGCTGGATTTGTTGTATAAAACGCATTTGGATAAGAATTCACACGTGCTCCCGAATTTGCTGGATCAGTTAATTCTAGTTTATCTCCTATCATTTGATTAAATAAAGTTTTTTTTGTTCCACTTAAATCTCTTTGTGCTTCCGATAATAAATACTGACCTGAATATTGTTGAAGTGTTTGATTTCCACAAGTTATTTTTATTTGGGTTATCATTTGTGCTCCTAAATTGTCAATCCATTTAAAACCATATGATGCCCAATTTGTATATGTAAAACTTCCATCTGAATTTGCTATTTTTTGAGGTGGAAATATTGGTGACCATATATTTGGTAATCTTACTGAAACATAACAGTCCATAAGAAGATCAGCATATCTCGG